TACATTTTCTTTTCTCAATAGTCTCTAAGCGATTATCTTTCTTTAGATCATTAACTCTACCACTGACTGCATTTATTTCAATACCAGTCCTCCTAGATATTTCTTTAAGAGAGATACCTAGATTAAAAACATCTGCATCACAATTATTAGCCACAGTCTCATAGATTACTTCTTTCTGATTCTTAGATACTCCTGATTCATTAATATCTTTATATGCGATTCTACTTGTTATTGTTACTGACATTATTTTTCCTCCATTGATTCAAGTGTTTGTAATATAAACATTCTAGGTCCTTCATGTTTGTCGTAGTAATAAACATATGCTTCATATTTATTATCATCCTGATCACCTAATATTACTTGAAGTTGACCACCAGTCAATATTACACCTATTGGTGCAGTATCTGGTATTAAGTCTTTATTATAGGATTCAGAGATGTATGATAAATCCAAATTCCCGACTGAAAACAAGGCATTAACAATAGATGCTTTAGTAGGCATATCCCCTTGTATTTGTAAGTTTTCTTTTAGCATAATAATTCTCCTTAGTTAGTTATAAAATAATAGAGGTACTTGAACTTCTATCGTACTGAGAGTATAGTAAAGTACGGTTAGTGATCAATTCCGTAGACTAAACCCTAAGCTTCACGATAAAGTGTTTCCCTCTATTATTGTCAATTATCAAGAAAGACATCTTACTCGTTCACTTACTTTGTTCGGGACTCACTCTGCTTTCTGTCTATATCAGAGCTTATCAAGTAAGAATTTTCAGATGTCATTCCAGTATTAAATTAAAAGGCTACTGGGTAATAGGCCATCTTCCACGTCACGGAAGTCGTACTAATTTCAATCATTGCGTGTGCTTATGATACTTACCTTTCTGGTTCTTTTCTCAAACTCATGTATATTAGAGATTGATGACGAACTCGCCTCAGTAACCCCTTTGTAAAATTAATAGACAAGTACAAAGTATTGTTTTCCACGAGGCGCAGGTACCCTCTTTGTTTCCCCTTGTTTTCCAACATCATACTTGTCTAATAGCATTGTTTAATTGTAAGAATAAAACCCTTACATGTAAGAATAATATGAGCGTAACTACTTGTCTTATGACCATGAAAGGCTGATAAAACCCTAAACCATAGACTTGTTTCATTACGCTCAATTTAATAGAGATGTAGGTATATCTACCCAAACGCCAACCAAGATTATCCTTTCTTAGTTAATATTTTCACACCTCTAAACATTGTTAAAGAATAATAGTCTGGCACACAGCTTTCAATAACTTAACAATATGCATACCATTATGTTTACGACCACCATTCCGTAAAGAATATCCAAGCTTAATCTTCTTATGAAGTGGTAATATCTTAACTCTCCCATTAGGAATAGTCATAACTGCAACATCCTTCTCTGCTGAAACTCCTGTAATTCTATCAGGAACACTCTTCTTAAATTCCTTTACAGTAAATTGTCCAGCATCAGGTAATAGTAATAGTGACCTACTTACATTCTTATCTTTCTTCATTGTTTAGCCCTTTTAGTTAAAAATTTATTTTTTTGTCTTATACATTATACATATAACATAATGACCAATACAAAGCCACATGATTACACCTAATACATACCCTAAGACTATCATACTTTAATGATATTAGTAATACTTAGATACGCATCATCAGCTTCAACTTTACTATTAAATACAATAGTAGAAATATTATTGACTTGATTAAGACCACGCTTAAATGTTCCAGTCCACTGTATATTTATAGTGTCATATACACCACCAGTATCTTTCGCCTTATCATAAACTATAATCTCAGCTAATGCTAAATTATATAACATACCTTGAATACTTATCCACATATTATATATACTCCTTATTAATTATTGGTTAACGCCCAAGTTGATGCAGAATAGGTTATAATATCTATGTGTAAGCATGACTATAATACATCTATAATACAGTTACATCAGACTTTATAACATTATATACATCAACTAAGGCTCTTTATTAACATAAGCAGTAACAAGTATCGCATTAAAAAGGGGAAATGAATCCCCTAATTATTACTTCTTGTTAACGTTTACGCTCATCTTAGGTACATTAACTTCATCATCGAATGATACTACATCTTGTTGATATAACATCTGTGATACTTCGTTGACTAGTTTAAGATTAGCTATGCAAGACTGTATAACATCACGCTTACCGTTAGACTTCTTACCTATCAGCTTATTGTACGCACCAAACTGTGGAGCCTTCTCATGTGCATCTAACAGACTACTGATCAATTTACCTGCTCGTGTGACGAGCTCTTCCCATGTTGGCATATCATGCCTCCTTTTATTATGTTGATTAATTACTATTATATTCTATCTAAATGAAATTTAACTAAAAATCGCTTTGCGAAAACCCCTTTATAAGGGGTATATAGTGTAAAAAGGGTGTATATCAAAATAGTATAACTTTTTCACCAAATATAACTTGGGCAAGGTTGACATATGTTCTAAATTATAGGGTGGCAGGGCAAGGGAAAAAGAAAAGGTGTAAGTAAATAATATGGCTGACTTAATAGAGGGATTAGATCATTTACCATACGAGGAGCAGGAGACTTTCTTGAGGAACCTTTCTGAGGAGATGATACCATTAGAGATAAACGGAGACATATTCATGATACATAAAAATGTAAGTAAATTAATTGATGGTTTGGTATTTCAATTAGAGAATCTAAAAAATAAAAATAATAAAAATGTCAGAAAAAAGAGCAATTAAAGGCGTAGAGTATTTCGTCTATGAAGACATAGATGAGTTTAGGGAAGAGTATCCAAATATGGTTGTCCATCCAGATTGGCGGAATGCAAATCAAGGGGACTGGGTATACTCTGATGACGAGAGAATCGTACAGTTAATCAAAGTATCGAATAGTGTTAAACATCCATCAGACAGGAAGAATTATAAATTCGCAAAAGGTTGGGTAAGGACAATAGTTGGTTGTTTTTTAAACCGTCCTAATATTAAAATGGATACGGACTTTGATAATCACCCGAATAGGTATACATTCTCCACTAAGATAAAGAACACTTCTGATCGTGTTTATAAGCGGAAAGATATAACTAGTAAAGAAAAAGAGTTTGTAACTAATATCGTTGTAGGCTTAGGAGCTGTAGAGGCTTATAAGACTGCATACAAAGAAATATCTAGTCAGAAAGCTAGAAAGAAAGCAACAATACTACTTAAACAGGAGAGAGTAATGAGAGAGATAGAAAAATCAGTTCTTGATGTAGCTAAGGGTATGGGAGTTGACCATGAATACGTTCTTAGTAAATTAAAAAATCTTGCAGACTTTAGTGAGGATGATAATATTATTTTACAATCCACTAAAGAGTTAGGTAAGATTGTAGGTACTTCGGGAAATATAATCAAACAAAAAGAGACAGGCCTTATAGGTGTATTTCAAGGATTCAGTAATGATGAGATTGAAGGGGCTACGAGAGATCAAAAAGAACTAAAAGGAGAGGTGAGCAATGAGGTGTCCTAAATGTAGATCATTGAATGTCAAAAAAAATGGCATAAAAATTCTAGTTAGTGGTGGACGTAATCAGGAATTTAGATGTAGAGGATGTAAAGCATATTTTTCTATGGAAATTAGTGTAGCTACGGCTAACGAGTTAGACTTTGTAGAGCCTGGAGATATTGTACAGGTAAACTCAAAGAAGACATTAAGGATTCATGGACTTACTGATATTCATGTAGGAGCAGTTGAGCATGACTTTGATAAGTTTGAAGAAGCTATTGACATTATAGACAAAGATGATGACGCTAGATGGTTCGGGAATGGTGACTTATTAGAGTTGATTCCCCCTAATTATAAGATTAATCAAAGGGGACAAGACATCCCACCTGAAGAACAGTATTTAGAGTTCTCAAGGATAGTAGACCGTATAAAGGATAAGTGCTTATTTATTAGAGGTGGGAATCATGATTATATACGCTCTTTTAATATCCTAGATTTTGATGTATGCAAAGTATTAGCACACGAGATAGGTGCACCATATTATAGAATGCCTGGTTATACTCGAATAAATATCAATGGATCAAGTTACAACCTTGTCTCTGGTCATGGAAAGTCAGGTGGTAAGAACGGAGATGCTGAGTTAGAGAAGATGGCTGCCGTTTATAGTGATGGAGATGTATACTTCTTAGGTCATAATCATCAATTGTATACTAAGCCTATGGATAGTATAGTCATAGGAGATAACAATGAAGAAGAGATGAGAAGAAAATGGTTTATAAGAGGTGGTTCATTCTTAAATTATGCTGATTACGCTAGATACTCTTTTTTCCCTATCGGAAGAACTGGTTGGGTAACTATAGAATTTGCAGAAACAGGCATTCGTTGCTGGGAGAATTAAATGAAAAATAATACAGATACAAACGGGAAAAGACTAAACCTCTTTCCAATGAAAAAGAAAAAAAGTAAAGTCTCTAATAACCAAGCTTTTAATATGATGAATACAGTCTCTGATAAATCTAATGTTGATATAAATACTATGGGAGATATAGACAAAAGTACTAAAGGCATACACAATGTATTAATGGCTGCTGGTATGACTCCTGCAATAGGGAATGTTGCTGATTTAGCAGATGCCGCTTTATATGCATTAGAAGGAGAGCTTGGTGATGCAGCTTGGTCAGCTGCCGCTGCTATTCCACTCATAGGACAAATGGTTGCTGGTAGAAAGGCTTTAAAGGTAGCTAAGGAATCTGGTGAAGAAATGGTTACTTTATATAGAGGGATTCAAAAGTGGCATAAGGGAACTATGGTAACAGGTGGGAAGTTTAAAGGTGGTTCACCTATAAAAAAGTGGCAGTTTGATGCCATGAACTTCAATATTAAAGACTGGATAAAGAGGGGAGTCCCATATGATTACGACATTAAAAACTTGCCTTATAAAGAAAATTTAAAAGGTACTTGGACTGCATCTAAACGTCTTGAGGCCTCAAATTATCGCTCACTTTATAAAGGTGACGACATGTCTAAATCAGCTATGCTAGAGTTTGAAGTTCCAAAATCTTTTATAAAAAAAACGGGTATCAAAACACAGTTTGGTATCCCTGATAGTGATGTTATAGGGGATGTATTTCTTTTCCCAGATGGCTTACCTAAAGAATTTTTAAAGAAAGTACATAAGTGGTGGGACAGGTGAATGTTAACTCCCAAAATGTATCGAAAGCTGAGGAAGCTTTAAGACTAGCGAGTAAAGACCTTATTTCATTTGGAAAGCTATTTCTTCCAGACGATTTTAAAAGGAGTGAAACTCCATTCTTCCATTACGAAGTAGCAGACGCTATTGATGACCTGAATATAAAGCAAGCTGCTATTATTATACCTCGTGGTCACGGGAAGACTGTATTAACAAAAGCATCAATCATTAAGGACTTTGTATTCGCAAAAAAACCTAATTTCCTGTTCTATGCATGGGTTTCCGCTACACAAAAACTTAGTGTTGGTAATATGGACTATATCAAGCATCATTTAGAGTATAATGATAAAATCAAGTATTATTTTGGACCAATGCGAGGAAAAAAGTGGACAGAAGAAGATATAGAACTAACGAACGGATGTAAACTTATTAGTAAGAGTAATGTAGCAGGGATTAGGGGTGGTGCAAAACTTCACAAGAGATATGACCTTATTGTCCTTGATGACTTTGAACATGAAGCAAATACAATTACTAGAGAAGCTAGGGATAAGAATGCTAATCTTGTTACCGCTGTTGTTTATCCAGCTATTGAGCCTCATACAGGTAGGTTGCGTGTTAACGGTACTCCAGTTCACTATGATTCTTTTATTAATAACCTTATTACTAACCATGAGAAAGCTAAGAAGGCAAATAAGGAGTTCTCGTGGAAAGTTATTACTTACAAAGCGTTATTAGATGAGAATACTCCATTGTGGGAATCATTTTTCCCATTATCTAAAATAAAAGAAAAGAAAAAGTTCTATGCCGACTCTGGTCAGCCTCAAAAGTTTTATCAGGAATATATGATGGAAGTTATGAGTGAGGAAGATGCTATCTGGAGAAGGGAGCATATTAGATACTGGGATGGATATTTCAAGAATGAAGACGGTATTAATTATATTGTTAAAGATAATGAGGAAGTTCCTGTCAATACGTTTATTGGATGCGACCCTGCTACTGACATAGATACTAAACATAGTGATTTCTCAGTTATAATGGTTATTGCAATAGATGCTAATAATGAATTATATGTGTTAGAATATGAGAGACATAGGAGTGTTCCTACTATCGGTTCTAAGAATCCAGAGACTGGTGAGATAATCGGGAAGAAGGGAGTTGTGGACATGATCCTAGAATTACACCAAAAGTATAATTGCATGTCATCTACCGTAGAGGACGTTGCTATGAATAGGAGCATATTTCAAGCCCTAAATGACGAACGAAGAAGAACTAATAAATTCAATATTTCGGTTATTCCTGAGAAACCAGGGGGTCAACAGAAGAGAAATCGCATTTATTCTGGACTTTCTGCTCGTTTTAGTACAGGAACGGTGCATTTAAGAAAAAATATGTTTGATTTGATCAATGAAATACTTACTTTCGGACCTAAGATGAGTCATGATGACACGATAGAAAGTCTTTATTACTCTCAAGTTCATGCCTTCCCTCCGAATATGAAGAAGGACGAGGATAAAAAAGGTTGGTTTAAACCCAAGCGAAAAGCAAAAAGTTGGCTAGTAGCTTAAATAGGAAATACTATGGCTAAGTGTAAGAAAGGCGAAATTTGGGATAGTAAGATAAAAGATTGTAGAACCCCTAGTTCTGATGAGAAAAAAACAATGATTAAATATAAACAAGATTCATCAGTTGCTAAGGAACTTGGTACTTATGCTGGCATAGCGAGTGGAATAGCCGCTGGCAGTGTGACTAAAAATAAAAAGGCTAGTATGGCATTACCTATAGTCGGTGCATTAGTTGGTAGATATAAAGCTAAGAAAAAATATGATAAAAAAGTAAAAGATTCTGGTCTAAAAGTCCCTAGTAGGAAGAAGAAATAGATGCCTAGATTCGGTAAGAGAAGTAAAGAGCGTCTAAAAGGTGTTGACGCAAGACTTCAAAATGTTCTTAATGAACTTATCAAGATAATGGATGTTACTATTATTGAAGGTATGCGTTCAGATGAGAAGCAAAAAGAATACTTTGATAAAGGTAAGAGCAAGATTGATGGAATCACTAAGAAAGGACAACATCAATTAGGTAAGGCTGTTGACTTGGCTCCTTATCCTATAGACTGGAATGATAGAGATACATTCTACTATATGGGAGGGATGCTAAGAGGTATTGCCCAGCAATTAAATCTAAATGTCCGTTATGGTGGAGACTGGGATAGTGATGGAAAAACGAAAGATAATAACTTCGATGACTTAGTTCATGTGGAGATAAGAGGATAAAATAATGCCAAAAGATAAGAAGATTAAGAGATTATCACCAGAAGTTGCAAAAATGTATAAAGAGGCCCAGAAGGAACGAAAGGCTACTAAGCCAAGTGCTAGAAAGGTTGGAGAATACAAACCAAAGCCAAGTCCAGAAAAACTAAAAGAAATGGGAAAAAAATATGTTCCAAAATTAAAAACAGGTAGTATTAAAGCTAATTTAGGGAAAAAAGCTATTAAAAGAATCGCTAAAAAAACTCTAGTTAAAAGGGCTCTTGGTAAAACGTTGACGAAAGCTATACCTGGAGTTGGAACTGCTATGCTTGCATATGATATTGCTAAATCAATTCCTAAAAGTAAAATGAAGCCGATTAAAAAAGGGGAATCTTGTGGACCTGGACAATCTACGGTTACCACTGGTGGGAAAACATACTGTGTCTCTTCCAAAATTAAAAAGAAATTTAAAGCAGGAAAACCAGCAAAAGACATAAAGTCAAAAAGATAAATGGGAAGATCAACTAAAAAAAATAAAGCTCATATAAATAAGCAATTATGGGATAGAGCAAACAATTCTCACAGACAAAGATGGCAAACCCTTTCTCAGAAAGGATACGATTTTTATCTTGATGAGCAATTATCTAAGGAAGAGAAAGACCAGTTAGAAGAATCGGGTATGCCTACGTTTACTATTAATAGGATTACTCCTATCATAGAAATAATGAAATACTTTGTTACTGCTAATAACCCTAAATGGAAAG